AACTTCGACAGTTTTCAATATTGATACATATGTCTTTAATCAAGACATGATTCATGTGAAGCATATTACGGGTGCATCAAGGTATTTGGGTATTTCCCCATTAGATGTTTTAAAAGGAGCATTAGATTTTGACAATGCTGTTAAAGAATTTTCACTTGGAGAAATGAGTCGTAAAGACAGTTTCATTCTCAAATATGGAGCTAATGTTTCTGATGAAAAACAACAACAAGTTATTAATATGTTCAAGAAATATTATGATTCCAATTCAGGAGTGTTATTTCAAGAGCCTGGTGTTGAAATCAATTCTATTCAACGCAATTTTGTATCAGCTGATCTAAAGAATGAAGACGATATAACAGATAAACGAATTGCTAACGCGTTCAATGTTCCGCTTCAATTTTTAAACGCAAGTAGCGGTGGAACATTCAGCTCAAATGAGCAATTAATGACTCAATTTGTACAAATGACATTGACTCCAATTGTTCGGCAATATGAACAAGAATTTGAGAAAAAACTTTTAACAAGTTCAGATTTGATTAAGGGTAGTTATTTCAAATTCAATATGAACTCATTGTTACGTGGTGACATGCAGGCAAGAGCTAACTTCTATCAGATTATGCGGCGCAATGGTATTTATACGACCAATGATATTTTGGATTTGGAAGATCTGCCTGAATCAGGGGATGAATATGCAGATAAACTATTTGTTTCCGGGGATCTATATCCAATAGATATGGACCCAACTCAACGAAAGGGGGTGACAAAGAATGCCACAACAGAAGAAACCCAAGTTTTGGGAAATGACCCAAACAAGTAATGACAGTGCCGATGTAAATATTGATGGTGAAATTGTTAGTCAAAAGTGGGATGACTCAGATACTACCGGTGCCTCATTCAGAGATGATTTGAAGCAATTAGGGGATGTTAAGACTATTAATCTTCATATCAACTCGCCTGGTGGTTCTGTATTTGAGGGAATCTCAATTTACAATCAGTTAAAACAAAATAAAGCTACCGTGAATGTATATGTTGACGGTTTAGCAGCATCAATCGCAAGTGTCATCGCAATGTCGGGTGACACTATTTTTATGCCCGAAAATTCAATGATGATGATTCATAATCCTATGACTTTTGTTGCAGGTAATGCTGAACAACTACGCAAGCAAGCTGACGATTTAGACCGTGTTAGAGAAACATCAGTTGCGACTTATTTAGCAAAATCGAATGGAAAAATTACAGAAGATAATTTGAAAAAGTTGATGGACGATGAAACCTGGTTATCTGCCGATGAGGCGGTTAATTATGGTCTTGCTGATGAAGTTCTTGAAGCAAATAAAGCGGTGGCTTGTGTAGTTCCTGATAAATTCAAGAATGTGTTTCAACATTTGCCACTTCAAATTGTTAAGGAAGAATCCAATCAAGTATCAGAATCACGTCTTAAGTTAATTGAAAAAGCAAAACAAAAAAATGAAAAAATTAAACAAACATTAGGAGGAACAAATTAATGCCAGTAACTTTATATCAAATGCGAGATAATCTTTCCCAACTAGGGCAAGAATTACAACAAGTAAATGATGAAATTGCTATGAAAGCTGGGAACCCATCAATTCCGGATAAAGAATTAAACGACCTAAGCCAAAAGGCAGACGGACTAGAATCACGGTTTAATATGTTGAAGGGTCAAGTTGATAAGAGAGAAAAATCTGAATCTAAAAAAGGGAAAGATTTTAAGAACCTATTAGATCCTAAAGAAAAGAAAACTCACGCTTATGCTCAACTTATTCGTTCTGTCATGCGTAATGAGGCGCCATCTAAGGATATTTTGCAGGTTCTTGGTGATGATAATGGTTCTGATGGTGGTTCAAATGGACAAGCATTTCTACCTACAACCGTTTCAAATGATATTATTGCGGAACCTTTGGATAACAACCCACTTCGACAGGATGAAGTTATGTCTACAATCATTAATTTAGTCTTGCCAAGAATTCAATTCGAAATTGATGATGATAGCTTTGTTGATGATCAACAAGTTGCAAACGAATTAAAGACCAAGGGCGATACTGTATCATTCGGTCGATACAAGACCAAGATTAAAGCAGCTATTTCAGAATCAATTTTAATGGGAACTGATACTGCTTTGGTTAAGTATGTGAATGCAAAATTACAATCAGGATTGGCCATGAAAGAGAAACGGGTTGCTTTTTCAAAGGAACCTAAAGCTGGTCAAGAACATATGAGCTTCTATTCTGATGATGTTGCTATTAAGAAGATTAATGGTTCATCAATGTTCGATGCAATCATGAAGAGTTTGGCCGATATTCCAGATGGCTTCCAAGCTGGTATTAAAATCTATATGGCAAGACCTGATTACTTAGCTATGATTAAGGAATTGTCCAATGGCAGCGTAGATTTATTTGGTAAAAAGCCAGAAGAAATTTTGGGTTATCCAGTTAGATTTAGTGAATTGGCCACAACTCCAGTTGTAGGTAATTTCAACTATGCTCAACTTAACTATGAAATTACTTCAACATTGTACGAACAATGGAAGGATTACGATAAGGGAATCAATTATTTCCAAATCACAGCATGGTTTGATCACCAAATTCTTCTTGCTTCAGCATTTCGTTTGGCCATTGTGGGAAAATAGTAACCCCACCTGATGAGAATGGTGGGGCCAGCGCCGATACATTTGATGTTAATGGAGATGTGAAACCAACAACTGATCAAACGGTTGCACAAATTACTGATTGGTTGAAGGCTCATAGTATCGATACAACTGGTAAGACAACTAAGACTGATTTATTAACATTAGTACCCGATAAATAGAGGTTGGTGATTAAATGGCTGAAGATGATGTAGATACTCTCATCAATAATCTCCGCATCGATAATGCAGATAATTCTGAAGTGTCAACTTATCGTGATGTGGCAATTGATACTATTGTTTCTTCAATCGGTGGAACTAAAGATGATGATTTCTATAAAAAGAATCCAAGATTCAATTTAGCAGTTCAAATGCTAACTGATTATTATTACAAAAATAAGTCTGCAACTACCGCAAGTAAGGAAAAAGAAACTTACTATGGTGTGCAGACTTTTATTTTGCAATTAAAACCAGAGTATCAAAAGTGGAAGGAGGTTCAGGACGATGTCGATAGCTCAAACGGGGATGTTGAATGAACGAATCAAAATAGTTTCCAAAGGTGAAGACTCAACTGATGAATATGGGGATCCAACACCTGGTGCTGATAAGACTATTTATCCAAAACTATTTGCTATGGAAAGAACTAAAAAAGCAGATGAAATTGCTTCAAATCCGGAAGCGTTTAGAGACCAGGTACAGTTCGTTATCCGTCACCGCAGGCGAACTGAACCTCTCATCACGTCTGACATGCGCCTAGTTCACCTCCAAAATCCTGAAAATATTGAGTATCAAATAACTGCAGTTAATTACGATACTCAGTACCAAGAGTGGGATGTAATAGTTTGTGAAAGGATTGGTCAAAAATGAGTTTTAGTGTTGATGAAGATGTAACTTCAAACCTTTCATCTTTGGGACGAAAAGGTAAGACAATTCGTAATAAAGCATTAAGAGCTGGCCGTGATCTTGTAGTTCATAATCTCGAAGCTAATACTCCATATGAAAATCAGTCTGACAGGTCATGGAAGGGTCAACGTGAGATGGATAAAATCACTGGCCATAAAACGACTTTCAAACATTTGAATGATGACATTGTTTATTCTGGAATTGATCAGACTGGTGCAGTCAAAGTTGGTTTTGGTAAAGACACATACTGGCGTGTTCATTTTGTGGAGCTTGGAACAATTAACCAGGCACCACAACCATTCATTTCTAATACGCTTAATCAAAGTCAAGAAGGCTACAAAGATATTATTGAAAAAACAGTACGTGAGGAGCTAGGATTATGATTCGAAGTGCTGCTATTCAAGTTGGGAATTTAATTAAATCAATGAATATCGGATTTGATGATTCTAATCTTTTTATTAATAAGAAGATTCCAGAAAAGTTGCTGCAGAATAAATCATTCCCAATTATTCAGATTTATACGTTACCGACTAGTTCACATATCTATGCTAGTAATAGAAAAAATCATGAAACAGTAAGTTGCCAGGTGAATGTTCTGGCAGTTACTAATCGTGAAATAGAGAAATATCAAAATCTAATCGAATCATATTTAAGCACT